CAGCGAGGTTGTTCCAATCAAACCTGGTTTTAACAGGCGCGTGTAAGCCTCGTGGGGAGGCCGTCGCTTGAGTCCGAAGCTTGTTGAGTGGCTTGCGAGCGTAAGCGGTGATCCGCTTGCGTACGTACTCGGATGTTTCCCTTGGCGCGAACCTGAGACTCGCCTTGCCTCCTTCTCGGGTCCAGAGCCTTGGCAAGCCGACATTCTTCAGCGTATTCGTGGCGGCCTCCTTACACCTGACCGCGCAATTCAAGAGGCTGTGGCTTCGGGCCACGGAGTGGGCAAAAGCGCGTTAGTCTCCTGGATCATCAAGTGGTCTGTGGACACTAAGCCTGACACGCGTGGGGTAGTGACAGCCAACACCGAAACGCAGTTAAAAACCAAGACCTGGGCTGAGCTAGGCAAGTGGCACCATCTCTCGCTCACAAAAGATATCTTTAAGCTCACCGCCACGGCATACTTCCACGCCGAGCATGAACGGACGTGGCGTATTGACATGGTGCCTTGGTCAGAGCGCAACACTGAGGCTTTCGCTGGTTTGCACAATCAAGGTCGGCGTATCTTGGTCGTGTTCGACGAAGCTTCGGCTATACCTGATGTTATATGGGAAACGACTGAGGGTGCCCTTACCGACCGCAATACAGAGATTGTTTGGTGTGTATTTGGCAACCCAACTAGGAATGTCGGTCGATTTAAGGAGTGCTTTCCAGGCGGTCTTTTTTCCAGAGTATGGCATACAACCCAGGTCGACTCGCGGCAAATCACGTTCACCAACCACGAACAAGTCAAGCACTGGATAGATGCCTATGGTGAGGATTCTGACTTCGTACGTGTCCGTGTTAAGGGTCAATTCCCGCGCGTGGGCGAGCAAGAGTTCATATCAGCCGAGTTAGTTGGCGAGGCAATGGCACGTGAAGCGCAATGCTACCCACACGAACCCCTTGTCCTTGGTGTTGACGTCGCTCGCTATGGCGACAACGAAACTGTGATCTTCATACGTAAGGGGCGGGATGCGCAGACATTCCCGCCCGTTCGCCTGCGGGGCGCAGATGTGGTCACAGTCGCTAACAAAGTTAACGAGGTCTCTACGCAGTATGGCGCCGACGCGATCTTTGTTGATGGTGGTGGTGTGGGGGGTGGTGTTGTTGATTGTCTTCGCAATCTTCATGTACATTGCTTTGACATTAACTTTGGAACGAAGCCTGATTCGGTCGGCTACGCAACTGGCCTGGAAGGCGTCTTATACGCCAACAAGCGCGCCGAGATGTGGGGCTCCATGCGCGAATGGCTGAAGACCGGATCGCTTGCGATGGATCAAGATCTTCGTGCACAGCTCGTAGGGCCAACGTACACGTTCAACTTAAGGAACGAAATTCAACTCGAAAAGAAAGAGGATATGCGTAAGCGTGGGTTGGAGAGCCCAGACATCGCCGACGCGTTGGCCCTCACTTTTGCCTACCCTGTCCAGGCGAGCCTTGGCGCTGGAGGACAGTGGAACCAAAAATCCAGGGTCGAAAGTGACTACGATCCGATCGCGCTGTTCGAGAAGGAAATTGGACACGTTAGCAATCCAAATCCATGGAGTAATGCAGCATGAGCTTCGGCGGATCCCCACCACCAATGATGATTCCACCAACTCCAGCACCAGCTATGCAGATGACGCAGCCAACCTCGGTTAAACCACAGCGCAAGGCGCAACAGCCGACGGCGATCGGTGAAGCCCTGACCCCTGGTCAACGAGAGACTGGTGGCCGGTCGTTGATCGGTGGCGCGCCAACAGCATTAGGAAGATAGACAATGCCTGTTGTTCCAGGCCGCCCAACTGATCCCGATCCCATGCAAAATGGCCCGTCCATGCTCAACCTCTTGATGGCTGCCGCACAGATGGACAAGCTAGGCAAATTCAAGCCGATAGGCCAGGAAGAGCCCGCACCTTATGATCCACATCGGCCACCTACAGCAATGGGCTTGAGAGGCTAATGGCCACCGCCCAATACGGTCCAGGTCGCGGGCGCAACATATCGGCGCAAGACGATCGCTCCGCCCAAATTTACCGTCTCCCAAATAAGGCGGATATGGACCTGCGCAAGCAAGCCGAGGGCCGCCTCATTGGACTCCGCGTTAATCGCTATTCTTGGTGGGTTCATTGGCGCGAGTGCGCTGATTACATGCTTCCTCGTCGCTATAAGTGGATCATCACGCCAAACCAAATGGCTCGCGGTAGCCCTATTAATCAGCATATACTTGACTCTACTGGCTCTCTCGCAGCTAGGAACTTGGCTGCTGGAATGATGACCGGCTGCACAGACCCCACCAAACGTTGGTTCAGGTTGAGGATTGGCAGAGAAGACTCCACGATGACCTCACCCACGTCGCTCTGGCTCTCTGAGTGTGAGCGCATCCTCAACCTCATCTTCCAGGAGTCCAACTTCTACCCCTCGATGGCGGTGATGTACTTCGACCTCGTGATCTTTGGCACTGGAGTGGTAATAATCTACGAGGACTACGACAATGTTATTAGGTGTTTTAACCCCTGCCTTGGTGAATACTATCTCGACAACGATCAGTCGTTTTGGCCTGCGATTATGTATCGGGAATTCACCCTTACGATTGATCAGTGCGTCAGAGAGTTCGGGATCGATGCTGTATCGCCTTCCATTGCACGCCTTTATAAGGAAGGTGGTGCTCCCCTCACCCGCGAACTCGTAATTGCACATGGGATAGAACCAAATGACGATGCAAGGAAGTTCGGCATCCCTGAGCACTTCAAATATCGCGAGGTATATTGGGAGTGGATGGGAACTGCGTCCCCACAAGGGGGCGCTTCAAGTCCGCCAGGTATACTACGCAAGCGAGGATTTCACGAGCAACCCTATCTCGCTGTGCGATGGGACCTTGTGTCTAACGATCCCTATGGTCGTTCGCCAGGTATGGATGCGCTTCCCGATGTCAAGCAACTTCAGCTAGAAACCAAACGAAAGGGCCAAGGCATTGATAAGCAAGTCAATCCTCCAATGGTGGCTGATATTCAACTCAAGAATCAGCCCGCCTCCCTACTTCCAGGTGGAATCACCTATATCTCTGGAATGGTATCTCAAGGCCGCACCGGCTTTGCGCCAGTCTACCAAGTGAATCCCAACCTCGCGGATATGAAGGAGGACCTCATTGAACTCCGAGAACGAATCAAGGAAACGTTCTACAACAATCTCTTCCAGACAATATCGCAATATGAGACGCGCTCGAATGTTACAGCAGCGGAGATCGACGCCCGAAGATCAGAATCCATGGTCATGCTTGGACCCGTCCTTGAGAGACTCTGCTTTGAAGGCCTCAAGCCAGCTGTTGAACGCACTTTTGCAATCGCATCCAGAGCGGGCATCTTCCCTCCCGCTCCCCAAGCTATCAGAGGAAAAAACATAGAAGTCGACTTCGTCTCAATGCTCGAACTCGCGCAAGACGCAGCGCAGATGGCCGGAATAGAGCGGATCATGCAGATGGTCGGACAACTAGAGGGCGTCCGCCCTGAGGCAATCGACGTAGTAGACACTGACTATGGGATCATGAAAGCATCCCACCTACTCAACAACGACCCGAAGCTGATCCGCTCACCATCCGAACTCCAGGGGATCCGACAACAGCGCCAGCAGCAAGCTCAGGCGGCGCAAGCAGCGCAGGCCGCGGATCAGGCGCAGAAGCTCTCTGCTGGCGCAAAGAATCTCTCCGACACCGACGTCGGCGGTGGTCGCAACGCCCTTCAGCAGATGATAGGAGGCTTAGGTGGCGGGTGATAAACACGCAATGATGCGCCAGCATCTCAAAGCAGCTCGCGCTTCCCACGCACAGACCGGCCAATCCCTTGACAAAATCGAGGAGATACTCTCGGCTCTCAAAGGGGCCCAGCCCCAGCAGCAACCCACCCAGCCCCCAGCCCCTGCTGCTTCGCCGGGAGTATCTCCGCTCGGGGGACAGGCGATATGACCAACCAGGACAAGCGCGCGCTGATTGCTCAACTCGAACGAGCTGACGCCGAACTTGTCCTCATGACGCAAAACGACCGCGTGGTCCTCAATCGCGAAGTGTTGGAAATGCTAATCGACCTCTTGCGCGTTAAGGTAAAATGACCGACTATGATGCCTCAAACGAACGTCATATCGCTATCCAACGTCGCAGTGCAAAGGCGCTCGAAGGGGCCCACGACGCAGTCATCAACGACTTTATGGGCTTGGCTAGCGGTCGGTCTTACATATACGATCTGCTCATTTACTGCCATGTATTTGATCAACCATTTTCTGCTGACCCACACCATACAGCTTTTGGATGTGGCCAGCTCGACGTTGGACAGCTCATCCTGCGACAAATCATGCGAATCTGCCCCGACCTCTACGTACAAATGACGAGGGAAGCAAATGCCCGATCCATTACCGACGACGCCAGACGCAGCAGGAGTGACAAGGACAGCAACGGGCGAGATAGCGAGCCCGCCCCCTACGTCCACCCCAGCTTCGACGCCGGAGCCGATAGTTCGGCCGCCACCGACGCCAGCGACTACAACCCCATCGACAGAGACGAAGAGTGATGCGCCGCAGCCTCCGAAATCCCTCATTAATGAAGAAAGTCCAGCGCAGGGCGCCCCCGCCACCTACGCGGACTTTAAGGCCCCTGAAGGTTTTGCAATCGACCAAGAAGCTGCCAAAGAATTTGGCGCTCTCGCCAAGGAAGGTAATCTCTCACAGGCCTATGCACAGAGGCTAGTGGACTTCTACATCAAGATGCAACAGCAAATGAACAACGCTCCAGCCGAACACTATGAGCAAGTCCAAGAGGGCTGGAAGAACGAAATCCAGGCCGATCCCGACATCGGAGGATCGAAATGGAGTACTACCAGGGCGTCGATAGGAAGACTATTCGACTCGCTTGGCAATCCTAAAGTCGCTGACGGCTTTCGATTTGCGATGGACTACACTGGCGCAGGTAACCATCCCGACGTCGTGCGGTTCCTCAACATAGTCGCGCAGAGACTTACCGAAGGTGGCCCAGTTCGTGGTGCAGGCCCAAGTCCCGAAGCCTTTAGGGCTCCCGGTCAACCAGCCCGCCCATCCGCAGCGCAAGCCATCTACCCAAACCTTCGATCAACCACTGAACAGGGGTAACCCATGGCCGTAAATCCTATAAGCGCAGTAGCGCTGACTTACGCCGATTGGGCCAAGCGCATGGACGACGGCTACAAAGTCGCTCGTATCATCGAACTGCTTTCGCAAACCAACGAAATCCTTGAGGATATGTTGGTTATCGAAGGCAACTTGCCCACCGGCCACAAGACCACCGTCCGCACTGGCCTTCCGCAGGCCACATGGCGCTTGCTCAACTTAGGCGTCCCGAACGCCAAGTCGACCACCGCCCAGCTCGTGGATACCTGCGGGAATCTCGAAACCTACTCCGTAATCGACAAGGACATCGCGGATCTCAATGGAAACACAGCTGAGTTTCGACTTTCTGAAGTCAAAGCCTTCCTTGAGGGAATGTCTCAACAAGTCGCTGCCACCCTCATCTACGGGAATCAGTTCCTCAACCCAGAGCGATTTACCGGGCTGGCTCCGCGCTACTCCACCGTCAACACCGGTAACTCCAACACCGCCTTCAACGTCCTCGACGGCGGCGGAACCCTTTCGACCAACACCTCAATCTGGATCGCAGTTTGGGGGGACGATACTCTCCATGCTACTTTCCCTAAAGGGAAGATCACTGGACTTCAGCATCGAGACATGGGCGAATGGCCGGTGCTCGACACAGCGTCGAATACTTACCAGGCCTATAGAGATCACTTCAAATGGGAAATTGGTCTGGTCCTCAGAGACTGGCGCTACGTCGTTCGGATCTCCAACATCGACGTCACGCAGCTCACAGGCGTCAGTGCCGCCAACCTCATCAACCTCCTTATCAGAGGCTTGTACAGGCTCCCCACTGCCCCTGTTAGCGCCACGACCATCCAAACCTCCGATACTCCCGAAGTGAGAGCCAACATGGGTCGCACGGTCATCTACGCAAACCGTGTGGTCCGTACTTACCTTGACCTCCAGGCGATGAACAAGACCAACGTCCTGCTTCGCATTGAAGAGTTCGACGGTAAGCCAATCACCACGTTCAGAGGCATCCCAGTCAGAACCTGCGATGCCATCTTGAATAACGAAGCCCGAGTCATATAGGTGCAACCATGATCCTTGATGCAGGACTTCTCTTCACTGGCAACTTCGCCTCCACTACCTACCCAGCGAAGTACGCCGACAACTTGACGACCGGTACGGTTGTTAGCAGCTTCTATATCGACCTCGCTCTTGGTCAAACATCGGCTGCTGGTCTCGCGCCCTTCACTGGTGGCTTGCCAATCGCGACGCAAGTCCCAGTTGGCACAGGTCCCAACGTCCAACCCTCCCGGGATCTCGGCATCGGTGATGATCCGGCGCTTAAGATCCTCATCCAGCCAATTGGGACTGCCTTCGCAGGTGGCACTAACGTAGTTGTAGGCTTGCAAGGCGCGCAAGACAACGGGTCTGGTGCACCAACTGCCTTCGGTACCCCTTGGTATAGTTCCAGCACAGTGACGCTTGCTGCGCTCAATCAAGGTCAGCGGATAATGGATATGGATATGCCGCGGCCCCCTGCGGGCATTGGCGTCCCGAGGTTCCTCCAGCTTCAGTTCACGATTGGTGGGACATTCACTGGTGGCAATAACTGGATCCTCGGCACGCTCGTCCTCGACCGCGCCGATCAGCTCTACAACGCAACTGTCAACTCCACGTGGGGCGGTTACCCCGCTGGCATCACAGTGGCGAACTAATGCGCGTTCCCTTCAAGTTCACGATGGTGGGGGCAGCGGTTGCTGCCCTTGGCATCGCCTTTGGGGTATTGGCACAACCCATTGGTCAGAACGCGCTCTCAGGCAACGAGTGTTGGAACGCGGGTCAAGGCCCTGGTGGTCCATCCACCGGCTTTGTCTGTGCCTACATGACGCGGTCCAGCCAAGGCTACTACCTATCGAACAACGCAGTCCTGACTCCCAACCCTCTTCAGTTGACGAATGTGCAGAATATGGTCGTTATGTCTGCGCAGATAACGCCTACAGCATCATCATTCAATATGCCGTTGAACCCGCTTGATGGTGCCATCGTTAGCTTCTGCAATGTAACAAACGGTGCGTTCGCTACTACAGCTGTGACGATCACCGCCACAGCTCCGCAAGTGTTTGCCACTGGCGCTGTTACTACTATAACTACCCTTGCCGCTCGTACCTGCGTCAAGCTGATATATACCGTGGCCAACACAACGTGGAGTCAGGTACAGTGAAGAAGCTCCTCCTTGCGCTGGGGCTTTTGCTCCCCTTAAGCTCCAGCGCCCTTTCCCAAGGCCCAATCGTCGGCCCAGGCCAACCTATAATCTGCACCAAGGTTGCGACCATCCCACCTGGTGGCCCGGCCGCCACTCTAACGCAGCTGGTCGCTGCTGTGGCTGGTCAGAGCATCTCAGTCTGTGGATGGCATATCACCAACACTGCTGCCGCTGGGACCTTCTCTTTCTCCTACGGTACTGGTGCTGCATGTGGCACTGGTACCCAGACGCCATTTCCGGCGCAGAGCGTGACCAGCAATGCACCCTCTGCCGATCACAGCCAATACGCATCGGTCACTGTCCCTGTGAGCAACGCGCTATGCTACACATTCTCCGTCAATACACTCGCCGGCATCGTCTACTATGTTCAGTTCTAGGAGTATCCCATGGCCCGTTGGCGCTTAACCGAACCCCACTACCTCTTCACCGATCCCGACACGATTTGGGAGCGTCTTGAAACCGATACCCTCACCGGTCGCCAAGTACGCAAGCAATACGTAGTCCCAGCCTATTTCCACCACGAGATCGAGGCTGATTGGACTGACAAAGACCTGCAAGCTGTAGTCGTGTGCGATGGCCAGAACTGCCAAAAGAGGGACATTCGTTTTAAGGGCGAACCAACTCCAGGGATGAGGCCTTTAGACGATGAAGCCAAGGCCATCTCCGCGAAGTACGAGAAGAAGTGGAACATTCCCGACCACATCAAATGGGGCGATGGCCAATACTCCATTGCGCTTGCCGACCATTTCGCTCAACAGCAGGATCGCGTGAATATGGAAGCCTCTAAACTCGCTGAGCAAAATGCCACTGGTCTCAGCAAGTTTATGGAGACTATGGGCATACAGCAGAACCAGTTGATCCAGATCCTCCAAATGCTCGCAAACC